TGTTGAACTCGGTAACCCAATTGAATAAATTATATATTCATCTGAATTCAATAATTGCGTTATAGCTGTTTCGCTATCGAATAAAGACCATATTATTTTTTTAATTTTCTGTGATGCCATAATAAAAATAGTTTAAATAACCCCCCAACTCCTTAACTTTCCCCCAATCTTTATCGATGTACGCCCGACGTAAATCCCTAACACGATCATCTATCGTATAAACGGGATTGTGTTTTGTTATTAGTTTAGGCATACCGTAAATAGTTTATATCGTTTCAAATATTCGTTTTCGATTGCTACAAAGTATTCGTAACAAATCTTACCATCAATAAATAAATTACAATGGTAGTCATAAAATTGGATTAGTAGGTTGTAACTCTCCATAATTTATATTCGTTAACGGATCGGAATATCAAATATTCAAAACCCAAGTTAGTAATTTTATTTTCAAACTTTTTCTGTAAATCAGATTGGATTCCTTTTTCGGCTTTTAACTCAATAAAGTAAATTTTGTTTTTAACCATCAATATCAAATCAGAAACTCCAGGCATAACTCCGGTTGATTTTAATAATTTTGCTTCTAAAATATTTCGAGTGCCACCGTTTGGGACTGCGAAAATTAAGCTTTCATTTTTTATTGAATAGGTGTTATTCTCAAAAATGATAATTTGCTGTTGTATTTGTGATTCTGTCATAATTTTAAAAAAGGTAGGCTTATTTTTATAACTAATTGATTTTCAGCCAATCTACCTTTTTTGCGAAAATCGATTTTATTTAGTTATATATGTAAAATATAATTCATTAATCTATAAATAAAAGTAAAATAATGTTCTATATGTAGTTTATTTTATATAATTAAGGTAGAAAGGTAGTTATTATAGTTAAAGCATTGATATCATTGACTTTTTTACCCTACCTTTTTCCTACCTTTTTTTTTATTTTAGGTAGAAACTACCTAAAAAGGCACTTCATTTTCGTTTTGTTCTGATAAATTAGATTTTAAATAAAGTACAATTCCTTTTTTCTGAACTCCAAAATATGTAATATTTTTATAAATCATTTTGTTTTTTGTAAAAATATCTTTAACCTCAAATTTTGTTATTCTGGTAGAAGTATTTGAATTTATGTAGTTCATAATTTCGCCTTGATTCATAACTTTATATTCAGTAAAGACTTCTGTTTGTATTAATGAAAACCTGCTAAAAAATAATTCTTCAATAGGCATTACTTCAATATTTTTTAATGTATGCTGTTGCAAATAATCAAAGTCTGCAGCAGAATATATTTTCCAGTCGAAATCCTCTCGGTATAATTTATAAGCCTCACGCCAAAGATCGTCCGTATTTAATTTAATCATAGTATCGTAATCAATACGCTCTACATTAATAGGCAAAATACGTCTGTTTCCTGTAACGTCTTTTAATACATCACTCTCATTACTTGTTCCGCATAATGACGCCCTACGTTTCATTTTTGAGTAGAACGCGGAATATGGGAGCCGGATGTCAATTTGGTTCGCGTCCGCTATCTTTTTAAAATCCTTTACGTCGCGGGTTGCTAAACCTCCAAACTCGTCATCAAGTACTAACAATCCTTTTACTAAATTATAAATACTGTCTTTATCCTTTGCGTCAATTTTGTGCTCAATAAGATATTTTTTTAAATCAGCTGGCAATAGGTTTCTAAAAAAAGAAGTTTTACCGGTGCCCTGTTTCTGTCCGCATAATACCAAAGTCAAAGGACTTACTTTTGTTTCCTGAATAGGACTTATCCAATTATGAACACACCCAACAATCCATTTTTTAAATGCCCATCGATTATATTCGTTATTTGGCTGTATGCAGTTAATATATTTATCAAGTATTCCTACTTCAAATTCCTTTACTTTAAAAAATTCGTTTAAAGGATTGAATGTTTCAGTTGCTTCTGAATTAATCATATCGCGTACATCTGATTTATTTACGTTAAAATCTAAAACGTTTTTTGCTGAAAAATAGATAGTGTTTAGTTTTACGTCATCAAGTATAATTTTGTTTACGAATATTTCGTTTGTAATGCTATCGCGAACCGGATTGAAATTTTCCTGAATGAAATTTTTAAGTTGGTTTACTTCTGTATCATCGTCCTCAATTTCGTATTTTATTGGACTTTCAATAAGTTTTTTTATAAGTGCTTCATCAGGATTCTCGATTTTTAATATTTCTACAATATGCTTCTTTACACTTTCAATAGTTGGATTACCTTGTGCTTTTTGAAGTGATACAGCCTTTATTGTTTTCTTTGTATTATCGCTATAAATTTCGATACCCTCCTGTTTAACGTAATGGTAAAAAGTAGATATTGTAATAGTTCCTTTTTTACAGAAGTTTGCGTAATGACGCTCAATGCTTTTAGGATCGTACTTTGAACCGTTTTGACAAATAGCTTTAAAATAATTTAAACCGGACGCACCAAATTCAGAACCAATTGCAAAGCCTATATTTACGTAACGTTGGTAATCATCTTGACAAAGATCAATACCGGAAATTTTATCCAATACCTGAGTAAAATCATCCTGCACAAATACAAAGTTTTCTTTTGTTTTTGGTTTCTCTATTTTAGATTTTGCAATAAATTTCTTTGCATTTTCGTTATGGAATAAATAAGGATCGTAAGAAAAATAACGCAATCGGTTTTTATTTTTACAACTCGGATCTATTGTTAAATTAAAATTATCCCAATAATACTGACCCAAGTCATTAAATGATTCTGTAAACTTAACCGGATTTATTTTCACGAAAATACAAACTCCATCACCACCAAATGAACGGTGCGAAATAAAAGTATATTTATCCTCGTTAATTTTGGTTATGGTTTCAATATCTACATCGTCATCAATATCAATAACAATCAAGCCGTTCATTTCCTGAATATTACTTTCAACCTTACTTCCTTGATTCATTACAGCAGATCCGGTTATTCCAGGCATTTCGTTTTTATATGAAGTGTAGGCTTTTTTATCTGATTTTACAGCTCGTGCCTTTAATATAATATCCTGATACTTGCCATTCTTAACAAAATTAATATAGTCTGAAACATCAATATCAATTTTGTTTTTGTCCTCTTTATTTTGGTAACTTGAAAATCTAATTGTTTCCATATTTCTTTAATTGTGTTTCGTTAAGAATGTTTTCAGTAATTGAATTATATTTTACGTGCTTACTATCTTTTAAAATAGAACCTATAATTTTAAAATAAACGGGTCTTAAATGTAAGCTAAATTTATCTACAAATTGTGTTTTTTTATGATAAATAAAAGCATCTTCTTTAATGTCGAGCTTACATAAAAAAGTAATCCACTTTTGCTTCAGTACTTTTAATGTTTCATATTTGGTTGCACCTTTATTGATAAAATAATTTAAATCAATTGTAGGTATTTCAATCTTGTTTTTTTTACCTTTAATTTCAAATAGTTTTAAATCTTTTTCCTGATCCTCATCAATTTCAAAAACAACTTCTGCACCGCAATTAGGACAAACTTTTTCTTTTTTCAGAAACATAAAATCACATTCCTCGCATGATTGCATTTCCTCAATAATATTTTTTATTTTCCTGTCAAAAAATATTTTATTCCAATCCCTGTCAAAACTAAAAATACCGTGTTCCTCGTTATTATTTCCGCCATCTATTAAGGTAAAATAAGGTTTTTCTATTTTCTTTGTGGTACGCGCACCGCGTCCGGCAATCTGAATAAATAAAGAAAGTGATTTAGTCGCGCGCGCCATTAAAATAACCTCAACATCGCACTGATCAAAACCTTTTGTAAAGCACCCAGTATTTATCAAAACTCCATCGCGTTCATTTTTAAACCAATCTACAACGGCATCGCGTTCATTTGCTTCATTGTTTACGCTGTCGTAAGTCTTAACGTTTTTATCCTTAAAAAGTTCCGCATAAATAGCGTTTGTTTCCGTAGAACTCGTAAAAATCATTGTCTTTTTACCGTCGCAAAGATTATCGAAAGTTTTTTTCAATGATTTAAGATAGTCTTTGTGTTGAAATACTTCTTTCAAACTTGCTGCCGTAAATTCTCCTGACGCATCTGTTTTTAATCCTGAAGTATCAAATTCTATAAGTTCATTTTTTTCAGGAACTAAATAACCATTTGCCATTAACCAGCTTATCGGTTTCCCACAAATTATATCATCGTAAACATCAGACATAGTTTCAACAGCTGTTTGTAATTCGTTAATCTTATATCGTTTTAATCGAACTGGAGTTGCTGTAAATCCAATCAATTTGCAATCCGGTAAATATTCAAATAATTTATTGAATTCCCAAATATGGCATTCATCAATAACGCAGTAATCAAATTTAGGAATTTTATTACGTCTATTCCAAAGACTTTTAACCATTGCAACAATGATCTTATTTTCTGGAAATTTCTTTTGTCCTGCCAAAACGCAACCAACATCTAAACCCTGTTTTTTAAATGTATCAACTGTCTGATTTACTAAATCTATACTATCAACAAGTATTAAAGTTTTAGCGTTTAATTGCGATACCAATTCTGTAAATATTACAGTTTTTCCGCCTCCGGTACTCAATTGCACACATAGACGATCAACTGTTTTAAGCTTGTCAAATATTCCGTTAAGTAATTCCTGCTGATAAGGGTATAGAGTTTTTTTCATTTTAAAAGTGAAAATCCGATACAGTCAAGCCTAAAGTGAGATTAGCTTTTCCGCATCGGATTTTTATAATATTTTCGGTTTATAGTAAATCTCACAATACTACCCCACAAACCTACAAAAAATAATCCGAACTTAAAAATTAAATTCGGATTAAATCAAAAGTTTTTACAAATAAAGAAAACATAGGATTGATTCAGAATGCACCACCAACTTTTTCAATTCTCCAACCTTTTATTGAATTGAAATATTTAGTTTCTCCTTGAGGGTTAACCCACTCGCGCCCACCTAAATTAATACTTACTTTCACATCCTGACCTACCTGAATATCATTTAATAAATCCGCTTTATCTTGTGGAAACTCTATTAAAATTGACTGTGGATATTGCTCATCCGTCGTAACCACCAATTCACGTTTTTTGAAAGACGCGCTTACTTGTATTTCGGCACTCACTACTTTTACTTTTCCTGTAATTTCCATTGTTTATTTTTATTTAATTTTTTAATAAATTCATTTTTAATTTTCGTTGCTTCTGTAATCCTTGAGTCCATTAATTTTATTGTTTCATTGCAACGCTTAACTATAATTTCGTGCCAATATTCAATACCATCGATAATGCAATAATTAAAGAAATATGCTTTATCTGTATCCGTGTCATGCATTTGTTTTTGCATTTGATAAAAGTAGTTTTTATTTACTTCATTTGAAACTACCAACCTCATAAATCCATCAACTTTAGGGCATTTAATTTCTAAAACTGCATTATCTGAAACTAAACCATCTGGACTACTTCCGCTATTTTCATCTTTGCTTATAAATCCACAAGCAGAAACATCGAGGAAATTCATTGATTTTAATTCTGAAAATTTAGCAAAAGCTAAAGGTTCTAAGTCAATACCTCTTTGCATATCATAAGAAATATAATCACTATCGGTAACTCCAAAAACTTGTTCAATAGCCTTTTCAATTGCATAAGTTTTACCAGTTTCCCCAAGCCCTTGTTTACCCATTAATTTATGAATCTCGGACGCTGTAAATTTACCAATTCTTTCTAAATACCAACTATCTACACGTTGTAAGTTATCCATAATTTCTCTATTTCAGGAGTTAATATATAACGCTCTTTTATTTTTTCAATAGTAGCTTTAGCGTTTTTAGCAGCTTCAAAATTAGCTTCTAAAAATAAAGGCTTTTCTTTCGGTTCTAATTTTGGTTGTATTGGTTTTATTCTCATACCGCCAACTATTTGACCTTTCATCTTTACGTTTGAATCAACATACAGCTCAATAGGAATATTTTTCCAATTGTCAGTATCAGTACTTTTACCATTAGAAAAACCTCTAATAATTCCAGCGTTACCAGCATTTAAAACCATTGGTTTAATTAGTTCTACAAAGTAAGCAATATTAAAGTCGCCTCTATTTCCAGCTACAACTGCATTTTCTTGCTTTACTTCTTTAATGGTAAAAATTAGTGTTTTACCTTGTTCTAACATTTCTTCTAAATCAACCACTCCTAAGTGATCCGATTTGTAAACCTTTCTGTAATTCGCCATCTCATTTAAAATTTAAAGTTAGGCAAATATAAAACTTTTTTTGATATATATGAAATATTTTTATATATTTGTGAAATAATTTAAAACACACTTATTATGAAAAAACGTTTCGTTATTACAAGCCTACCTATTAGGCTTCCGATTCAGAGTACAATACTTTATTCTTTTTTACTTCATTATTTCAAAGCTGATGGCATTTATTGGGGCATCTTTATAACCTTGTACTCTATATTATGGATATTGGTTATTGCTGTAAAATCCTACGAGGTTAAGGTTGATTTAAATTCATCTAAAGAAGATGAAAAAATTAAACAAAGTAAGTTTGCTGAAAAGTTAAAGGATATTATGAATAAAAATATATAATATGAATGAAGCACAACAATTCTACCACCAACTTTTAATGAAAGCTGGTGGTAGGCAAAACAAAATAATTGGTAATATTGGAATACTTACCAGAATGCGAAACGGATTCATGCCGGCATTAAAAACAGTCGTTAAATTAATGATTGATAACGGTATTCCGTCGATCCATTTAAAAAGCGGGAATAATGAATTAATAATTGAGATAAAATGAGAATAATAGGAGGTTATCAGGACACGCGAACCAATAATGAGGATTTTGCAATTACGCCTTTTTTGTTTGGAGTTTGGAGTAATGGAGTTATAGTTAAAATATTCGGCATTGGGATTTGTTGGGGTTTTTATTCAGTTTATATCGGGATTGGTTTTGGAATTCCTAAAAAATATCCATCATTCAAAGTTTTAAAGTAATTTTCCTACACTACAAAACCCTATAAACATTGGGAATGTTGAAATAGTTACTTTTATTGTATTGTATTACATTTTAATTATATATATTTGTCCTTTAATAATTAAACAAATAGAAATTATGGCTTTAAAATTAGACAATGAGTATAGAATTGAAACAGACGAAAACAATTTCGTTTTGGTTTACGAATTAGAATGTTACAATGAGAAAACAGACAAAAATTATCTAAAAACAGATAAGTCTTATTTTCCTAAAATGTCTCAAGCATTGGATAAATATTTAAACGACTGCATTAGACCATTAGGAGATATTGTTGTAATTCATTCAGAGTTGATACGTATTGAAGCAATCATTAAAAAAATTCAGTATGACAAATAAAAAAGTAGGTGCGCCACCTAAATTTGGCAAGACAAAAACGGCTGTATTGAGAATCAGTCGGGTAGTTCCTCAAAAAGAATTGGGAAATTATAAAAAAGAATGTGCAGCATTGTTTAACCGCCTACAATCCGAATCGTTATCAAAATGCGCGGATGAGGCTTTAAAAAGTAATGAAGATGGAGATATTTAAAGGAACTAAAGGGAAGTGGGAGTATAAAGTAATAAGTACTAAAAATCAAACTAAAATAACAGTTCAAATTCCCGGAAGCGATTATAAATCGAAAACAGAATTAATATTAGGTTATTTAGACAGAGAAGATGATTGCAATGTTGCTTCTTGCTGTAAAACAACAGAGCACGCCAACGCAAAACTAATTTCATTAGCTCCTGAAATGTTGGAAATGTTGATCAGAATGGAGAAATCAAATGATTGGCAAATTGAAGATTATTTTGATTTAAAAGAACTAATTAAAAAAGCAACCGATGTTTAACAACTACCCAGACCCAACAGAAACCTACGACGAGGTAAAGGAATATACCAATGAGGAATTATTCTATAATGAGGCATCCCACAGCGACGAAACAATAAACTACGTTGATGAGTTGGAGCAAAAATTGCGTTTTGCAATATCAGAAGCGGAATACCTACGTGATGTAATGCACGCTACCAAAAACGGAATGTTAACCAGAGTTAAGAATTTAATTAAAAAACTGAAATAATGAAAATATCAACACTTACAGAAATATCTGGCAGAATTATTATACTTTTTACAGTAGCAATGTTTATGAGTTTTATACCAGAATATCTACATGATTTTTTCGGAGATTGGAAATGCACAGGGAGCGTATTTATTTCAGACCCTGATGCTTATGGTCGTTATGTTGGATGCCTTTACGAACATGGGGAACATCAATCAACTATTCATTGGGGATATAGACATTGGTTATTTCTTGCTATGGGAATATGCTTATCAATAGTTCAGATATTTAATTTCTTTAAATTTTTAGAAAAACAAAGCGATTAACCATGCACATTTCAGAATACTACGCCCTAAAGGTTTTACCAAATAATCCGGCAAAATCCTTAATTGAAGTACAAAAACATATTTTTAAAACACTACCGGCATACGTTCGGGAACTAATAAAGAAAGATTATGACACTACAATTCGAAATAACAAAAGACCTGCATAACCTTACAATCGGAATAGGTTACAGTTTTGATAGTAAACAATTTGCAATAGGATTACTATTCTTCAGCATTGTAATTACTAAACTTAAAGACGTTAAAAGCATTAAAGTTAACCAACCTAAATATTTGTAATTATGGAAAACACAATATACAACGTTTACGTACCAATGGAATCGCAATCTCAATGTTACAGAATGAAACAGCTTTGTCTTGATAACGGGTTGCCGATTTGGGAACATCCATCAGCATTTAATTTTAATGATGAATATGATGTTTTTGCTTTAGCATACGATACTAATGAGTTTTTTATTTTAGCATATAAAAGTGACTGTCCTAATTATAAAGAAGTAACAGAATCAGAATTCATTAAACTTTTAAAAAACAGATAATTATGAAACCAAAGATTGAAAAGATTGCAATGAAATGCACTCAAAAAGAATACGATACCATTAAGGATAAATTAAAAATAAATGGAATATTAGTAAAATCTGTAACAAGTTTTAAAAAATATCCGTACTTAATTAATTTTGATTATCAAAATACATTATCAAACATAAGTGATGATAGGAAGCTTTGGAGTTTTTGGGACGAAAACCCTGAAATTCACGAAAATTTCAACGCTCAGATATTCTTAAAAGCATGTGGTATTGATATTGAAGAAACCGTAACCGTTCCAAAATCACTTATAACCGAACTTTGCAAAGATAAAAATGTACGTGATATTTTGGTTAGGAATGGAGTTGTTGTTGAGGATGTTTTGGAAATTGGGAAGTGGTATAAAAATCCTGATTTTGGATGTGCTTTATATTGTATTACAAAAATTGAAAACGGTTATATTTTCGCTTATGGATTTGATTTTATAGGCAAGTGGCATAATGATTCAGAATTTGGTAAAATACAAGAAAATGACAATCCACAACCCGCCACAGAATCAGAAGTATTTGAAGCGTTGAAAGCTGAGTGTAATAAACGCAATTTAGTAAAACCATATAATTTTAATGCCTTGACTTTTGATTTCGGATCCAATCAACTTTATGCAGATATGGCTGGAGGGAATTTTTCAAAATGGATAATATTTGATAATGGTAAATGGGCAGAACCTATTGAAGAAACCTACATCAAAATTACATTATCGGAAATTAAACGTACTTCAAACGATGCGGAGTTGGGTAGAACGGTTCGTAATATAGCTGATAAGTACTGATGTTGACCTTTCAGGATATTTCAAGGATACACAATATATCCGTTGAAACATTACGGTACCGTAGAGATACATTAGGTATAAAATCAGAAACTAGAAAACACGGATCTAAAGGTAAATTATATACAACAGAGCAAATACTTGAAATCCTTAATTTTGGAGTCAAAGAGTTTTCTTTCGGAAAAGTAATCCACCACACAATAACCTATCACATTTACGAATCTAAAATGAATTACTTATGAAAACAGCAATGCAGGATTTAAAAGAAGATTTACCTAAAAACTTAAATATTATGAGAGAAATTAATTTTAGAGGGAAACGTATAGATAACGGAGAATGGATTTTTGGAGATTTATACCACGGATTAAACGAGTGCGTTTATATTAATGCTCCTATAAAAATTAGCGAAACATCTACGGCTAATTTCCAAATTGATGTAATTCCTGAATCAGTAGGCCAATTCACAGGCTTGAAAGATAAAAATGGAGTTGATATTTATGAGGGGGATATTTATCATCAAGGGGATAAAGATATAACATACACTGTTGTTTTTAGAAATTGTGGGTTTATTGGTAAGCAAAACGGAAGTTCGAGTTATGCCGGGTTACAGCATTGGATTGATATAATAGAAGTTATCGGCAACATTCACGAAAACCCTGAATTAATTTAAAGATAAAAACACCTTAAAATAGAGTATAGTGTAATGTAAGCACAAAGGGCTAACTTTGAAAGCTATTACACTTCTTACTCTTAAAAAATGACAAATAATTTTAAATATTAAACAAATGAAAAATTCAGACCTTACTAATATATAATTATAGCAAAGGAAACCAAATGTGATTTTGTGCCTTATGGCAAAGAAGAAAATAGATGTACTAAATGCGGATATATTGCATGGGCAGATAAAAACAAAACATTCGACGAAATCGTTGAAGATATGATTAAAAGTAATTACGAAAAACAAAAATGTTATGAAAAATAAAGAATATTGGGTGCAATGTTTAGGAGAAGTTCTCCCTAATCAGATTTTAACAGAAAGAGAAGTGGAAAACATTATGAATATTTCTGAAATGGAATATGAATATACAGGTTTTGAAAGTCATAAACCTAGTGGGGTTGACTCTAATCCTTTAGATAGTAAAATCAAAGAGTTAGAAAATAAAATCAGAATTTATGAAAATGCTCTATGTAAAGTCCATAAGGCGGATTTTGTAAATATAGTTGGAGATAAAGTTGAATGGACTAAAATAAAGTAAAAATGAAAAACACTTTAGAAAACGCAAAAGAATATTTGTTAAAAACAAACTTTGAATTTTTTACCATAGAAGAGCAAAATGTAATTGGAAAGACTATGGTTCCGTATGCAAATTATATACAAGCAAAATCACTAATCAATAAATCAACTAAATAATGACAAAGCAAGAAGTAATACAGGAAGCTTATGGAAAGTATTTTAAAAAATGCAGTCCAAACGAAAACGGATGGTCAAGGCTTAGACCTCAATTCATGTCTAAAGGAGAACTTAAAGATGCTTTTCCTTTAGATTATAAAAACGGTTACTCAAGTCATTTATACCTCCCTAAATCACTTAAAGGAATCGAAAACAACAACGGTTGGATTAAAATTGAAAGTGAAGCGGATTTGCCGAAAGACGAATTAGGAGAATATGACGGATGTTGTATCGAGTGTGATGTATTTATTAGAAATATTGGAGCTTCAAAAATTGAAACTTTATATAGTAAAAATCAAATCACTCATTACAAATTAATTGAAAAATTATTAAAACCAATATACTAAATAATGGAAGCAAGAACAGAAGAAGAAATAAAAGAATTAGCCTATAAAAGATATGGTTCAGACCCGCATAGTTTTGGAGGTCAAAGAGACGGATTTCAGGAAGGTTATAAAATGTGTCAGGAATCCCAACCCGATTTGATTTGTAAACTGAAAGAGGCGGAAGAAATTATAAAATGGTATATGGAAAATACCACTCCTGACAATAATGATTATCAAACATTTCACGATTTAGGAATGAATTTTAGAGCAAACAATTAACCAACCCTGAAAATCAGGATAAAAAATAGAGAGGATGAATTATTTATTAGAATTAATGCAAGAATTTGAAAGAAGAAATAACACTTCAATTGGATTAGAATTATTTAGTGATGGTTCAGGACAATTAAAAGAATTTTGGGAGCAAGAAAAAATAATTGAATTTAAAAATTCATCTGAATTACGGTCGTTTCTAGCTAATGCAAATTTAAAAATGAAAGATGGACGTTCCGTTAAACCAATTAAAATTCTAACCAAATGAAAAAACTACCAAAATTATCGGAGTATGTGAATTACCATACTAATTTAAAAAATTGCGATTATAAATTATCTGGAATGGATATTTTAAAATTGATAATGGATTACACCTGCTTCATAACCCAACCCTTAAACCTATCGCATTTCGTCCCTGCTGTATTTCGTGATGGAGTTTGGGAGGTTTTGGAAACACCAGAAAGTCTTAAAGGTTATTACGAAACCGACAAAGAAGGAATGAAACAAGAATTTATTTTGAGAGAAGAATACCAAACAGCATTAGAGAATGTAGTTTTCAAAAATGTATCATTACCCGATGCAGATTATTATTTATGGACACATAAAAATATTGAGGATTTAATTACTTGTGAATTACAAATAAACGATAAAATTGCAGAGAAATTTAAAATATAATTGTACATGAAAATAACAGACAAAATAACAATTACTCAAGAGGATAATATGGAACTGATGAAACGTTATCCGGATAATTATTTCGATTTAGCGATTGTTGATCCGCCTTATAGAGATGAAAACCAACCAACAAAAGATATGCGAAAAAATGGTTCAATGAAATCATTAAATGGCAGACCACTAAAAGAATACTTTAAAGAATTAAATCGAGTTTCTAAAGAACAAATAATTTGGGGAGCTAATAATTTTGAATTACCACAATTTATGGGATTCATTGTTTGGAAAAAACTCACTATATCGGAAGATTTTACAATGAGTATGGCAGAAATAGCATCGCTAAGCAAAGGTTTGTCTACAACTTCAAAAATATTTGAATGTATACCTCAAGGCTCAAAAGAAGATCCAAGAATACACCCAACACAAAAACCAGTTAAACTTTATAAATGGATTTTAGACAAATACGCCAAACCAAATGATAAAATACTCGATACACATGGTGGAAGTATGAGTTCAGTTATAGCTTGTCATGATTACGGCTTCGACATAACTTGTTGCGAATTGGATAAAGATTATTTTGAAGCTGGTGTTAAAAGAGTTAAAAATCATATTTCACAGCAGAAACTCTTCTAAACCAAAAAGCCACATAATTACAATGTGGCTTTTTAACTTTATCCAATTACGGTATCTCCATACCAAGAACTTCCGTTTTTCATAATTTTATGTTTTAAGTTAATAATTCTTTTTTCTTTTTTGCTTGTAAATATAAATATCGGCATCCTAAAAATATCGGAATAAGCAATAACAGCCAGAGTAAGTCTAAAAGGCTAAATTTCCGTTCTGTATTTTTTAATTTTTCCAAACGCTCCGATTCCTCTTTCTTTTTTAATTCCGTTTCAGCTTCTTTACGCTTGTTTTCCGCTTCTTTTTTGTTGATTACAGTATTGTCGTTAGTTGTAGTTTTTTTATCGCTTATATTTGTTGTTTCCGTTTCATGGATTTCAGCGTTTTTAAACTTTTGACCTTTGTATTCTGATTCCTGTTTTGGATCAACTGGCTTGATAGTTTTAGTTTTTGTAACTACTCCAGTCTTTTCATTGGTTTCAGTCTTAATATAAACTTTAGTATTGGTATAAGTTTTGGTTTCCGCAGTTTCTACTTCTTTTGTTTTAACCTCCGTAGTTTCCGATTTCTTTTCCTCAATTTTTGAAACTTGACTTTTGCGACTTCCACAACCTATTGTAATTATTGCGATTAGTAAGAGTAGTTTTTTCATAATGAATTGTTTTTCAATTGTAAAGATAGGTAAAAATACGATATAAAAAAACCACCTCGTTTGAAGTGGTTTAAAATAGGCTTATGCGTGATGAACAATTAATTCATTTGTTTTTCTTATGCCATTTCTTGTTTTATCAGATTTAACTAATTGATATTTTACAATCCTTTTAGCAAAACTAAGAACTCCTATTTTTTCAACTATTAATCCGTAGCTTTTGCTATTATTGGATTTTCTTAATTTTTTACCACCTCTTGTTTTTTCAGAAACCAAATAAGGATTTTCTTTTGTGATTGGGTTTTGTAAAATACCGTTTTCAAATACTTTTTTGTAAGGAACGTTTTTCATAATAAAAAAATGATGCCCAACACTCGCTACAAATGTCAGGCATTAAAAGTTAGTTGTAGCGAATTACAAATATACTAATTATTTTTTAAAGTACTGTTCAAATAAACGTTTTCTGTCATCAATTCCATTAGTTCCACCGTTAATTCGTTTTGTAATGGTAACAATAGCGTTTTTATCTGCATACGCATTCAGTCCTTTTTTATTCCAGAACCATAAAGCGGAAATTAAAGCGTTTGCCTCAATCAATAATAAGTCAGGATTATTTATAAAATCTATTCCTGTATCTTTTGAAAGTTCCGCATAATTTGAACGCCCTGTAATTTGAATAAATCCACGTCCTCTATATTTGTAACCATCACCACTTGAAATAGATCCGTTTCCGTTTTGATTTGCATAAACGAAATTTCCAATCAGTATTGGTTTTTTTGCAATGGTTTCTGCAAATGCTTTTTCTGTATTAGATAGTGCCTTGTTTTTATCGGTATCAAAATCACTCTTGAATATTACCAGTAATCTATCATAGGAATAATTAAGATTTTCACTAATAGGTTTCAATCCACTTTCGTGATGTATTTGAGCCATAAAATGAGAAATACGTAACTTTGTAGTAAGTCCGTATTTTTCAAATAGTGATTTATATTTTATTTGTAGAGTCATTTCAATCTTTTTTTAGATTCCTCATATTCTTCTTTTGACAAACCCTCAATATCATTTCTGAATATAAAATTAATATTGTCCTGTCTGTTATTTTCAGATTCTAATTTTCGTAAATTCTCACGATCCACTAACAAAATTATAGCTTGTTTTTTGTAGTAGAATATAATTCTTATAATAAAATAAACAAGTCCGGTTATAGAAAAAAGCAAAGTTATTATGCTGTTTGTATTAGATAATATAGTCCCTGAAATCAAATAACCTGTAGTATCTATCAATGATATTCCCCACATTGGGTACATTATACAGTCTAACCAAGTGAAAATCTCTTTAATTGTGTGCATATAAGATATGATAAAAATAATTTAATTAATATGAAATATTGCATATCCATCAAAGATAAATGTATAAAATCAAAGATGTTTAACACAAACAAAAATAAACAAATATTCTTACTTTTTATATCTATTCTTACAAAAGTTAAATAAAACATTATTGTACCAAATATAATTACATTACAATAATCCTCAAGCACGTTGCATAAATATCTTTTGTTATCCGAAAACAAGTACCAATCTACCTTTAAATTACTATTGTAGAATATAGCCTTTATTTCAGATAAAGGAATTAAAAAAAGTAGAAACCAGTGCTTACTTTTCATCTTTTCCAATTGGTACATTAGTGCCCCCAATAGGTCTGCCTTCCTCGTCTGCTTCTGATACCTCAGTAAAAACTAATCCTACCTGCAGGATCATAGCCTGGCACTCCGCAATTCTTTCTTCTTGTAATTCTGTCATTGTTTCTATTTGTTTAATTCTGTTGATTGTGCGCTCATTTCGTTACGTAGATACGCTTTTGATTTATTTAAAAAGGCGTTTAATATAATTGAGCCAATAAACCCAACTACCATAAAACTAATCTTTACAAATCCTGTGTATTTCGCCATAAAAGAAGTAGTCATTATTTCAGGATAAATCATAGCGTATAGAAAAACTATACTTGCCGAAATAGCAATCGCTAAATAATCCTTACTTAAATAATCTTTAAAACTCCATTGAATTTTTAAAGATTGTGCATCTTTTTGAAGTGAATTTGCTTTCATAAGCATATGTATAAATACGCTTATTAATCCGATAAAAATGTTAAATGCTATTTCCATAATTTACAATGTTGGTGGCGCACTTATCGTTTGCCAGTTATTACCTGTTGATTTTACATAAATTGCACCACCTAAAATAATGCTTGGGCAATATACCATAAATCTCGGTTGTGCGTTTGGATATTGTGTGTTTAATTGTGATTTTGTAAGTCCAACCGTAGCTGAATTTAAGGATGAATTATTAGAGTCGTCCCAATTTTTCAATAATAAACGTCCCGAAGTCTGCGCATACATACTCGGTCTTAATACTGTAGTCCCGTTGGCTGTTGCTGTTGATGAAGCACTAAACACATAAATACGTGGTAAAACATCGCCTATTACAGTATTCCCCAATAATGCAACTATAAGTCTGTCGTTAAATGTAATATTATCCAAATCCGATAATATCCCTGCTGTTATAAAATTTGTTATCATTAATTATTTAGCTTTATGTACCAAATCAACGTGGTAATTAATATCGTAAACGCTCATATTTCCGTTTCCAGATGTAATCTTAACGAGTCCACCGTTAGCAATAAAAGTTGCTCCTGAATACATTGGAACTACTACTGAAAAATTATGCTCTATTCCCGCTCCTTTTGCGAAAATCTTAGTTTCCTTAAACTGTACTCCTAACGCTCCACCAATATCAATACCAAAATCAAAATAACCGGCTGTTGGTGCTGTTGTAGTTGCTTTAAAACGTATTGTAGTAGTATAATAATCTCCGTTATTAGCGGGTGTTATTTTATTTGTAGCATTATCGTAATAACTTGTTACGCCTGTTGGTATTTGTGTATTTATAACCGTGCCCGCATTATTTGGTAAAGTAGATGTTACACCTGTCAATATAGTAAAAGGACTTCCAATAGTATAAGCCGTATCTTGATAAACCGCCCACCCTGTTTTGTTGTCTACATATATCTTTTGTGGGTAAGCTAATGGTGTTAGGTTTGGGGTGTAGTCTTGAGCACCTACAAATCCTTTAAAACTAGAGTTTGTGGATGAAATTAAAAAATTATCGTTTAAAAATTTATATTCTCTATTAACTCCTGATTCAAAAAAGTTAACCCCTAAATTTTTTAAAGTTGAATAATTATCTACATCTACAAATTGGGTTGATTCAAAAATATTATCACCTGAATTTATCCCCACAAATATCTCTCTTCCAAATTGGTTTCTTCTAAGTCCAGTTACATTAAATTCATCTCCACTTGATTGAAAATCAGTAATTCCAGAAAATATAGAAGTTTCATTCTGTAACTCCAAATCCCCACTAATAGGACTACCCGAATCCGTACCACTCAAAGGCACAAACACATCACTTTGCCCTTTCGTAACAAAATGATTAGATGCTGTTGCATCTGCTCCTGATACTGTGCCTGTGAATGTGGCTGTCCCATTTGAAGCATCTAAACGAAATTTTTCAGTTGTACCACCGTCAGAATAACCTATAATATTAGCCCCATTTACTAAATTCTGTCTTCCATAATAGTAATCATCTGCTCCAGCGTTAATAATGGTGCTATTATGCCTTGTAAGTCCTGTTACCTCTAACCCAGCATTTGCAAATAGTTTGTCATTAAAAGTCTTAATCCCCGCAATAGTTTCATCACCTGTTTTATGAACTAAATTAGCGTCTGCTGTTGCGATTGAAGTATCAATATCAGATTGAGAAACTAACAATTTCCAATCAGACCAAGTTCCATTATAAACTCTTGTAAAGGTTTTATTTCTAATATTACTTGAACCTTGTGTAGTTGCAGTTTGTTTAATAAAATCATTAGAATTATCCTTTTCAACCAAGATAAAATAACTGCCTAAAATATCACTTTCAGGAGCGTTTGTTAATGTACCTCCAACATAAAACCCCAAATCGGTTAATGTGTTCAAATCAAGATTAGTAATGTCTTTTGCAAAATCATTTAAATAACTAATCCAATTGGTTCCATTCCAATATTGAAATTTTTGTATCGTAGTGTCAAATAATTGCATTGATGTAGTTGGACTTACAATAGCATTCTTTTGCGTTGTAGTCATTCGTGGAATAAGTATTCCAGAAGAAGTTGAAACAACGTCTAAAATAGCTTGTGGTGTGGTTGTGTTTATTCCAACGCCAGCGTTTGGAGAATAAGGAACAATGTTTGCCGGAGCAATACCGTACATAAACCGTGTTGGATTCTGACCGAAACACATTGAACCAATAAAAAGAAATAAAAGTAATTTTTTCATATAATTGTTTTTAAGATTGTAAACCGTAGATGTGTACTAAGTCGTCCGTAATAGCGTCCGTTACCGTAACAACATCATCCACTCTTGAGAAACCAAAGGTAGGTAAATTATTCAATGTTACAAATATCACAATTGAATTTGTAGGAACTATAAAGTCTGTTCCTGTAGCTATGAATTCTTCTTTGTAAGGTAGTTGAGCCGCTACGGTTGGTTTATTCTTAATATAATCGTCTGCTGTATCGTCGTTTTGATTCCAATCAGCCTGAACATTTACCTCTGCGTCCTCTTCAATACCCGCTAATTTTACAACCTGAGCATCAGTAAAATCATTTGAACTCAATTCTTTGCCAACAACCTTATCAACCTTAGTTGTATAAAGTTCGGTGTTCATTTCGTTTTGATTGTCAAACGCCGTTCTTAATGGGTCACCTAATCCATCGTTAGGAGTTGAAATATTATGTAATATCTGTGCCATTTAGTACCAAGTGTTAAAAGGTTTTTTTTGTACTACGTTTTCAGTCGTGTATTCTGGAATACTTATTGTTTTTAAATAAGCCAATAATTGACCCTCGAAATTAATTGCTAATTTACGTTTTTTTTCTGCTAAATATTGAATTTCTTTTAAAGAAACTGTTTCTCCATTCTCTAAAGTCATTTTAAAAACTCCATTGTTTACTATTTTATAACCAGCATCATCCATATAGTAAGCAGTTGCATAATAAGACAAAATAAATACTAAATAGTCATCGTAAATAGTTAAATATTCATCAGTCAAAGTATCTTCTAATATTTTATCGTACAAAGTTTTCCCTAATATTCTTTTAATATCGGTTACTTGCGCTGTGAAAATATGCGGCTTTAAACTATCAATATCGATGTTTCCAGATAAAGAAGTGATACGTGGTATGTCGTTAGGCTTAAGTAGTAGTTTCATCTGTTGTTTCTAATTTTGGTTTACCTAATAATCGAATAGCCGTTTCTTTGTTATATCCAAAAATAACGTCTAACATATTAATTGCTGAATCGTATGTCGTCAATCCCTGTGCGTAACTCGATTGAATTTCTAAAAGTGATTGAACACCCCCAACACTTCCTTTTAATTGAGCCTGTGCGTCTAGAGTCTTTTCGTCTAATGCAACAACCGAAGTATCGTCGTTTTGAATTTCTTCGTTAGTTTCAAAATCTTTAAACTCTAAAGTATCAATTCCAATCGCTTTAAAGAATGGTAGTATACCACTTATAAAAGTACGTCTGTAAGGATTGATTTTCATTCTGTAAAGGTCTTGTAAGGCTACTTCTCTTTCGTCTGCATTACTTGAAAATCCGTTACCACTATTAGAACCGGCAAATATTACAGGTGGAGCGGAATGCGCTACTATTAACTTACGCTCGGCTTCCTCACTATAAAATACATTGTGTTGTGCAAATTCAGGAGGTGCAACTCTATCAACTGTTAAAGCGTTTTCCATTGCCTCATTCAAAGAAACAACAACTTTACCAGCGTTTTCACTTCCTACAACCTTTGCACGTATTTCGTCTGCATCTTTTTTCGCTTCGTCCGGATCGGCAATCATACCATTATTAGAGTTAATAATAGTAATATCTTCCATTCCGTTGCGATACTTATTAATTCCAGTATTTGCTATTTCGCCCTCGATTTGTGCCCAAGGGATTCCGCTTAAATAGTCAGGAACAGGGAAAAAAGGTTCTTCGGTTGGTCTGCGTATATAGATTATCTCTAAAGGGTTGCCTTTATATTTTCCTGTAAATATTGGGTATAATTGTGGTTTGTATCTAAATCTATTCACCCAATCGTAGCTATACCAGTAACCATTTACTTTTACGTTTACAGCGTCATAATTAACCCCAAATTTATATACTGGTAAATATTCCATCTTAAGAGGATTTGGACTGTCTTCTATATTCCAAATAACTTGTAATGTACATCCTCCATATTTATATAAGTCTTTAGTGGCTAATTCCTGATCGTCAATCGATAAGTATTTATCAATCCCTACAATACCCTCACCAAAGATATATGAAGCGTAAGAGTTAATAATTGAAGCATTGGTAGGGCTGTCGTCGTAAGCATCTCGGTAAATCTGAAAGTTAGTGTTATTAACTCCGTTCAATACCCAATTACGTCCGAAAACTGGTTTTATATCAATCGGTTGGTACTTTGAAAACGCTTCAAAAGTATAAACATTATTCTTTGAATTGGAAGTACTCATCTTTTTGTGTGTTATATTCGTAATTCTGTATGTCAGTTTCTTGTTTTAATACTAATAATTTACCTAAATATATAGTGTTTGAATCACTTTTAACGGTAATTTCGTATTTATTCTGTATTGCAAAATCAGTAGGTTGGGTTGTAATAGCAATTGTAAGCAATCTGTCAATGTTGTAAGTGAATGCAGGCGTAATAACTACGTCCGACAACTCATTTCGTAGTGTTAATGAAAGAGTACCTATATTATAATTACGTGGAATACACGAAAAAACTAACGGCTCATCTAAAAAAAGTACTTTCATTTTAATTTTGGTATAAAAAAAGCCTACCGTATTGATAGGCTTTTGTTAAATTTATTCTATTATACGTATGCTTTTAAAGCTGCAGCATAATCCGTGATAGCATCGCCTGTAAGTAAATACAAATCTGCCGGATCAGCTTCCATTGTTGTAATAGTAACAGTAAAACCTTTAGCATCGCCAATAGTTCCACCACTATCTAATATTGGAGCAGTACATTGCGCACCATTTTGAGAACCAATAGGTCTTATTGTTCCGTCGTAGTATTCCAAAAATGCTACGATTTCAGATTTACACAATTCAGTCAATAAATTAGCTCTTTCGATTTCCGTTCCCGCTGGAGTTGAAAACATTAAAGTAACTGATCCGTTGTAACCACCGTTTCTGTTATCTCCTAATGCAATCCCTGTTTCAACGTAACGTGTTGTAGTGTTCTTAACTTCTAAACGTGCAATTGTAGTAGCACCGAAGTAAGTAGACAAATCGACAACTCCAGCGGACGTTGTAACGATTCTATTGGTAGAGTTCCAAACACCAACACCAACGGCTTTAATACCCGCTTGTTTAGATTGGTCTTTTAACTTTACCGATTTTGTTAATGTAAGTGGCATATTTTTTAAGTTTTTAAACCGCCCCTAAAGGCGGTGTTAATATTTCTTATCCTACGTATAAAACGTTAAATTTCTGATTTGCAACGTGTGCGCCAATTGATAAAATAGATTTGATAAACATATCTTCTCTATTTTCTGCAATTCTATCAATTTTCATAGTGTTGTTATCAGAAGCTAAATCTGTTACCCAAAACAAATGTGATTTCAAAGCTGCAATTACTACGTTACTTGGTAGTGGCACAAACTCAATTAAGATACCATTAAAACGAAATTCTGTATTAGAATCGTTTACAGTAAATGGTCTGTTAAAATCTGAAACTACATTGTTAGCCGTAACAATCATTTGCATTACATTTCTTGGTGCATAGATAATTGGTTGCTCAGCACCAGCTAAAACCTCAGCAGGAATAGCAGCGTAAATTTTATCAAACTCTGCTTTGATGTTTGCAGCAGTTAATGTTGTTCCAGCTACTTTGATACGTGTTCCTAACGCAGCAGTTTGAGTTGCATTAGAATCATTATAAACCATTTTAGCAAAAACCCCGTCAATTTGAGAAGCTGTTAAAGCTGCAATAGCTGTTTTTTCTGCTGCTCCAACTGCGCCTTGACCTGCACCCGCTGTTAAAGCCGCTACTGCTGTTTTAGTTGCTGCTGTTACACCGTTCCAAAATTCATTCTCTAATGCTAAACTCATTTTTTTAGAGTAAACACCACCGATAACAACTCTTTCAAATTCTGTACTCATGTTGTTCCAAGAACCAGCCGCCATATCTCTTTTGAAACGAGAGAAACGTAAATTATCTGGGCAAAATTCTTGATAGAACATTGCTTTTTTAGGAGTTACAACTGAATCAAATGCGCTTAATTCTCCTGAACTTGTTGGGATTCCGCAAACAAATTCTTGAAGCGTTGCTGTTGCGCTTGCCTCTGTGAAAATTGTTTCCGCTTTTACGTCTGTTTCAAACGTTACTAATCCTTTAGCAATTGTTTGATTCTCGAATAATATTTCTTCGATAATCGGCTCGGCTGCTACACCTCTAATATCTACTTTGTTATAAGTTATTGCCATTTTTTCTTTTTATTTATTAATTGTTTTTTTGTGTTCTAAATTTTTCTAATGCTTTGTTAGGATGTGCAACCTCAACTGGAGCATTCACAATCGGAGCAACTGCCGGAGTTTCTGATTTGAATTTCTCAAATGCAGCTTTTACTTCTGAAACTTCTTTTTTCATAGTTTCTAAAGTGGTTTCCTCTTTCACTTTGTCCGCTTCAAGTGTTGCAATAGTTGCTTCAAGTTCTGTAACTTTTTGCTTTAACATTTCGTTTTCCGCCTCAAGCTCTGTCGTGTCGGTAGTTGCTGGTGGCGTATCTTCTGCCATTTTTTCAGCTTCTAATCTTGCCGCTTTCTCCTCTTCGGTTTCTTCAACCGCTGCGGCTGAGTCACTAGAGAAAAAGTCAGTCAAGGTTTTCCAAAGATTGTCTTTGTTCTTTTCTGTACTCATTTCTATTTCTGTTTTAAAATTACTTACTAATTTGCGACCTAAAGACGCTTCGATTGAAAGTCCGTCAAGGTTGCCATTTTTACATTGTTCCCAAACATCGTCATTCTCAATCTTGAAACCTTGTATTAAATCTCCTACTTCCGTAGTCAATCCTAATTCTTTTGATTTATCAATCTCGGGATTTTTAACAATCCAATTTTCAATTTTAAAAACACCGTTTACTGATTCTCCGTTATGGTTTACGTTTACTTTTCCATCTCCTTGATGCTTTGCGTAATTCTCTTGAAATTTCTCTATACTTTCGGCTGTGAAATATCCATAGTGCGCTGGCATTGAATCGGTTTCTTTACGGAATATCTTTTTATTTGGTCGCATTGCAACGGCATAAATTATTCTCTTTTCCTCACTCGCAAAGAATATAGGCTTTTCCGTTTCAGCATTGAAATACATTAACGTAGTTTCAACTGCGGCATCCTTTACTATCGATGTTGTAAAGTGATCGCTGTCAGGATTAATAATAAATTCGTATATTGGATATTCCATAATTTATAAAAGTAAAAAAAGCCTATCCACCGAAGTAGATAAGCTTATCAATCTATTAACCAACCAAAAATTATTCACGTCCTGTAATGTGTTACGTGCAACTTCACACGTTATTTTGAACAAATATAAACAAATATTTTAATTAAATGCTATTTGATTCAATTTTATTTCTATCTAAACTTTGAGCCGTTGTAACTTCTTGAGAAACTACAAATGCTTTTATTGGTTCTTGGGTGTTTATTCCATTAGTAACCGTTGTTGCTATTTGATTTTCAGTACTGTTTTGAAACCCTACATTTGGTGTTCCCGCTGCGCTTTGTGTTGCGCCACTTTGACTTTGACCTCCACCACTACCAGCCGAACCACCACCACCTAATGCGCTTAATGCTTTTGCTGTTGCCGCTATTGAAGTAGCTATTGAAATTCCTGTTGATATTTTGTTTGCTAATATTTCAGTGGCTGCCAACGCTTGACCGCCTGGAATAGCTGCATACTTTAAGTTGATTGCTGGAATAGCTGCATTACTCGCTATAACTGATTTTGCAATACCTACTGCATTTTCAGCTACTATTGCAGCGGCTTGTAGTTTTTTATTCTTACCCGCAAAACTTCCTAATAACGCAATACCTCTTTCAACATTGTTTACTTGTGCATCTTGAATAGTTTGCTTAGCCTCAGCAATAGTTTTTTCAATTTCTAACTCCTTTTCGGCTTGTGCTTTTTTAGTTTCTAAGTCTTTTTCTTGATATTTTAAATTAATCTCGTTACGCTCATTTAATTGTGCAATTTCTAACTCGGTTGTATCTAACCCGAATTGTTTAGCTTTTTCAATTAACCCAAAATATCTATCGTTAACGTCTTGCAGTTCTTTTTCCTGCGCCGTAATATTAAAAGCGTTATTCTTTTCACGTGCAATATCTATTTCTTCGGTAATGGTTTTAAGCCCTTCCGCCTCGTTTCTAGCTTGTTCTGCTAATGCTGCTTTTAAATCTGCCGCTTCTTTATCTCTAGCCTCTTTCGCTTTTTTTCTTTTTTCTTCTGCCGCCTTATCCCTTTCTTCTTGTAGCTTTTTTTGATGCTCCTTTTCTTTTTCTTGTAATTCTTTTTGGTGGTCGGTTTCTTCTTGCGTTTCTTCAACTCGATTTGCAACTGCTAATTCTCTACGTGTTTTTAAACTATCGTTGTAGATTTCGTTTTGTTCTTTGAATAACTCAAATGCTTTTTTAGACGTTTCTTTTTGTGCGTCCGTAGCATCTTCCAAACCAGCAACACGTCGAGCTTCCAAAAATATAGATTGTGCCTTTACAGCGTTCAACCTTTTTTCTGCTACTTCGGAATTAATCAGTTCCTCTTTTAACAATCGTATCGCTTCGGTACTCGCTCCTGAAGCTTTAGCCATTGCTAATTGTGAATCATGATGTAGCTTAGTTTCCTCATTTGCTTTTGATGTGGATTTCGATAGATTATCAATTTCTTTGTTTAGGTTTTTATTTGCTTTTTCTGCTGCGGCTGCATCTCCTGAGAAATCGCCAATTGCACCAGTAAGATATAAGAAACCCGCAACTAATGCTGCAATCGCCACAACTACTAATGTAATCGGACTTAATAAAACTGCTAATGATGCGTTTAAAATATTAGTTGCAATTGTGGCTGCTGTTGTGGCTACTGTTTGGATCGTTAAACCCCCAGCCATAGCCGTTGATGCAACTGCTCCAGCTTCTTTTACTACAACCCCCTCAACATTTGCCGCTGTGTTTACTTCACTTGCAACCGTATCTGCTGTTTTCGCTGTTGTTAATGCAGTGTATGTAGAAACTACTTGCGCTCTCAACTTCATAAAGTCGTCGCCCATTTCGGTAATCCTACCAATCGCATCACTAAAAGCCATTGCCGCCTGTACTTTTAATAACGCCTTTTCGGTTTCTTGACTTTCAGCTCCAAATAAAGCCATACCTGAAGTAATACCACTTGCCGCTACGGCTGCTGCGTTGACAGCGGTTGCCATTGATTGAAATTTCCTGTCAGGATTGAAGCCCTCCACAAGATTTGAAGCATCGCCTATTTGGTCTTTTAGTTCCGCAACTTTCTTAGTAGCTGCAATAGCTTCTTTTGAAGTAGAACCGAACTGCTGTTGCATCTTATACATTTCCTGCGTAGCCTCTCGGACTTGCGTTTTAATGGATTTGTAAACAACATCGTTTTCCTTAGTAGCTTTCGTATTAGCTTGTGTGGAACGCGTAACACTTTCTTGCGCATCGTCAAGCTTTACAACTTCTTTTGCTGTTTCATCAGCATTAGTAGTGTACTTTAGATTTATATTCTGATTTATATCTTCAAACTCCGCCATTGCTAATAATT